GGATCGACAAGAGGTAATGCTGAAGGGAAAGCATCGCCTCCCCCTCCGGTAAAGACCTCTGCACTAGCCTCACTATATCCGCTGCCTTTATTGTAAACAATAATCTCTTTTAACCGTTTGAAATTGTCTAAAGAACCAAATGCTTCAGCATTTCTACCATTTCCAGTGATTGTAATTCCAACACCAATTTCAAATCTATCTTTATTTTTGGGATCTCGATTGGTGTCAAATGCAGAATCAAGAGTTAAAACATCCTGTGCATCTCCATTTGTTGCTGATCCTGTGATTTTTTTAACGACACCCGCCGCTTGACCACTGACAAATCTGATGTAATAGTCCTTATAGTAATCCTCACCTTCCGTCACCAAGTTTGGTTGTGTAATCATCACGGTGTTATTTCTAGAAAATTCAACTTCATTATTAATATTATCTGGAACACCACGTTCAAAAATTGCGGTGGATGGATTTGATGTGATTGCAACACCATCAACAATTCCAGATGAGGCATCGAGATTTGCTTCATACTGAACCGCGTACTGTCGTTGTCTTTCGTCATTGTATACGTTGAAGATACCGGGATAATAAGGTAGTGAAATTACAGGAATGTAATTGGCATCTTTAAATTTAACATGTGTTCCGGGAATGGTATACATATATTTCCATTTAAAACCATCTGGTAAGGTGATAGGACTGGTATCTGTTCCAATTGGTTCATAATCTGATCCAGTCACACCACCATCTCCCAGACCGTTTTCAAGACAGACATACACGTTGTCAGAATTAGTCACTACATAAAATGGTGCGGTGACCCCAGTTGCTTCATTAAATGTTTCAGACATATCATCCGATGTATCCAAAGGAGACATGGTGATACCGTTTGACCAATTCACTCTAGGGATCATCATAGTCACATCAGAGGGTGCGATCCTTCTTGCAAAAGAAATATTACGTCTTGTAACAAGATCCCGCTCAACACTTCTATTTTCTAAAGGTGCTAGTGAACCCGGATCATATACCTGACCGACACCAACATAAACTCTATTTTTACCGAACGGTTCAAAGTCGGAAATAAAATTCTTTGTGATTTGAGTCTTTAGTTGTGCATCAAACGTGTATTGTGCCATTGTTTTCTCCGTCAGTTCCCCAGTTCAAGATAGTTTAAAAAATCACCGATGTTAATATCAAGAAACTCCGGCACTGTGGCTGATATTGTTTCTTGTGAGGCAGTGCCTTTAATTGTCTTATCACTATTTAGTCCAGTTGCAAGAAAGGCTTCGCCAGTGTTATCGCTTTTAACGGTAAATCTATTACCGTTTCTGTCCGATTCATTTGAAAACTCTCCACTCAAAACCCTAACCGTAATCGCTGATGCTTTCAGGGTTTGACCAGAGATAACTTCACTGGTTTTAACGCTTTGTTGAAATTTACCGTCTGGATTGTCTTTAACAATTGCTTGAGGTGTGATATCGGTAGTTTTTGTCACCAGACTTTTTTTACCGCTCGCAAAAGTTTTTAGATCAACTTCGACGAGTTCGGACGATGTGGCAAATGAGGCTTCACTTGAGGTCGTGAACGTATTTGTGCTTGACGTAAATTTAGAACCAACTCTACTTTCAACTGTTTCTGAAACCTCTGCGTCAGTTGCAGCCTCAACGCCAAGGTCTAGTCTTGTTCTGTTTGCGTTAAATTCAGCGATGATTTCATTTACACTTTTATTATTATAGAAGTTAGTATTTTCATCCCTAAGTTCATCAACAGAAGTAATGATTCCAATAGCCTCTGGTTTGTTTGGAATTTTTTGTCTAACAATATCGTCTACTGCGAACCCTGTGCTGATACCAGCAGCGTTATCAAAATATAATTTGATTGTTTTTGTAATAATTTTAGGATCACCATTTCTACTTTTGATGAAACGATTGTTGACAGGATCTACATTCTCTATGCCGAGTGATGAATCTGTTGATGCTGCGAGATTTTGTGTGAGAAAGGTTTTGGGGTGTCTTGATATAATATAGAATTTTGAATTTCTATCATCCGTGCTGACATATGTGGCTTGTGGACTTTCCGCACGAGTATAACCTTCTTTTGTGCTACCATCAATAAAGAAATCAGGATCAATTTCACCAAACGTAAACCCACCAATTGGTCCGCCCACAAAAGTGCCGCTATTGTATGGATCATGCTTGACAGGATTGCCTAGTCCATCAAAGTTACCAATGGTTGCGGCAGTGATTCCGTTGAAACCATCTGGATAAAAATCACCATTAAGAACTCCGTATGTGTCACCCCGAAAATCTTTCGTTGCACCAAAAGTGTAGGGCATGAAATTTCCAATGACAGGGTTTATGAAATTAGTGTCTTGAAAAATTTTGTCTTCAAACTTTACACCAATGAATGAACTGGTGTTTGCAAATTCAGAAAACATGACTGATCCAGCAGGGTGAAAAATTCTTTTAAGTAAGTCAGCATATTCTTTGAGTTGTTTCTCTGCCTTCACAACGTATGAGTATGATTGAAATCTAAAGTTGTCTTGGATAAAAGAATCAGATGACAAGCGTGATCTAGAAGATGTGAAACTATTTTTATTTGTTGATGTTGTAGAAAGTCCATCAAGAGTAAATCCTGCACCAACACCAGACGCAGAAAAAACTGAAATGCTGTACGATTCACCGGGAAAATAAATTTTATTTTGATATGGGGTAGATGAAATAGTTTGAATTTCACCGAGACTGTTTACACTTGTTACCTCAGAGGACAGAACAAGTTTCTTTGCTGAGTCATCAACGGTAATGTCATCACCAACTGCATAGTTCCGTCCTTTTGCTGTAACGCGAAGATTACTAACAATAGGAAAGGTTCTCTCAATAATTTTCCTGTTTCTATTTGCCCTATAAAATTCAAGGTAGTGATTTGGTTTAAAGGTTCCCCTCACCTCTTTAAGAAAAATTTTAGCATACTCAACACCATCATCTAAGTGAAAAGTGATGTCGTCAATTAAAGCACTCGCAACAACGTCACTTGTAAAATCATCCAATAATCTTTGTTCAACTAAACTACCTTTGAAAGCAGTTAATTCACCTTTCCCATTATAATGTGATGTAAAAATAATTGTGGTTGGTTCATAATCAGCATCAGAGATTTTAAATAGTTTATCTTTTGGAGACTCGACATCAGCAGGTACATTGAATAATAATTTGAATAAGTAGTTGATTGATTCAGCGTTACCTTTTTCGGAGTAAAAGTCTGAGGAGTTCTTAACTGCTAGTTTATCACTTACACCATCTGCCAAAGTATCTGGAAAATCAAGTAGATATGTTGATTTAAAATATTGAACAAAATCCTCTAATGTTCTATCGATGTCCGTGTACGATCCAAGTCTAACTGCCTCGGCTCTTGGATTTCCGTGGATCTCTAAGAACTCAAAATATGCTTTGATGAATGTTACAAATTTTTGATGGTCGTTTTGAACATACTGAGGCATCAAAGTTGACACAAGAGTTGAAAATCTCTCATCAACAGAAATAGGACCAAGATCGCCCAGCGTGTCTGGAACGAAAATCTGAAATGGTAGCAGCATTGATCCACCAAGAGGCATTAGTAACCACCTCCCGTGCTAGTTGAAGTCGTGGTGCTTGTAGTCGTTGTGGTTGATACACTTTGTGTAGTCGTGTCTGCTGAGGACAAACTAGATGTGCCAAGATAAATTTCACCGGCAGCGTTTGTTCTTGAGTCTGGTCTATTGTCAGATGTTAAGTTAACAACAGCATTCGTGGGATCTCTGGTGTCCTCTAACAGAATGAATGTCTCTGATGAGATGAGTCTACCACCGTCAATCTTTGCAAAAATACTAATTGGGATTGTTGTGTTTACAGTCGAAAGAGCAAATGAGTTGAATGAAATGTCACCTGTTTTATAATTTACTTTACCAAAATCAACTTCGGTGAAATATTCTTTTGATCCACCAACCATTCTATAAATTCTTAGTTTACCAAAGCCATCATCGTCAAGAAAAACATTCTTTTCAATACCATCAGCGTCCACAAATCTAAACTCACTCGATGAGATGACAGGTGTGTATCCATCAAATTCATGTAGAATTGGATTTTTAAATTTAAACTCGTAGTTGGTGGCAGTATCCTCAATAGGAAAGAATCTGTATTCCAAGGATGGTTCGATCTCAATAGTCTCCAAGCCACTCACCCCTTCAAGAAGTCTTTTCTCTAATTTACTAAATGACACAGACGAGTTGAATCCAATTGTGTTATCTTGAATATATTGTGAGGTAATAGATTTGATTGTTGAAATGAGGTATGGCTCACGAAGCACAGTTTTTGATGGATTGTAAACGGCAGAGAGAGCGTATCTTACATAAAGAGGTGTTGGGTCTTTAACCTCCGGTGTAATACTTACACTACATCGATTGCGTAAGAAACTCTCGATTGAATTTTTCAAACTTGATGGAACTAGAGTAGCAGTGTTTGGTTTAAGAACAACAATGACTTTTCCAAACTCAGGCGGAGTTGCAAACTCACCACCATAAACAAGAGCAGACTGGAATCCTGAAAAGTTATTGTTGATCAAGGCTTCAAAGTCACTTGTGGTGATTGCTCTATTTTGTGCCGCGTAAGCCTTGGGAGCATTAAATCGAATGCTTGCGATGCTCTCCCTCTCCGCTCCACCTGCCGCTTGACTTTTGACCACGACAGTATTGTTTGAGTATAAGAAAGATGGGTTTTGGGTGGTGTCTGTTGAACCTGCATCGTTGGCTTCCGCACCTTTTGTCTGGAGATATGTGACTGTGACCACATTCCCTGCTTCAAGTTTTTTACCAATCACCCCATCACCGAATCCGATGGAGTAGGCTCCGTCGTAATCCTCTTCAATAAAGTAAGCCAAAGATTCACCATTGATCGTAACAGCATTTGTGCCAAGTGTCCAGACATCTGTGATGCCTGAGTTACTTGATGGAGATTTGGTCACAGTAATTTTAATTGTTTTTGTATCAATCGAGTCATCTTTGATTCTAAACTTTTGATAGGGTTTTGAATCTGGAGTGACAAAGGTAAGAGTTTTTAAAACTCCCTCTCGAATCTCAACATCTTGGACGTTAGGCGTTTGCCCATCAACGGGTGTGTAAGAATCGGTGTTGACAAAATTGTATGTTTTGTTTCCAATTTTTGTGGTAAACACTTGTCCCACTGGAAGAATAGTAGGAACGGCATTTGCATAAGTGATGTCAACAGTTGCCACAGGCGCACTTCTTGATCGAGGGACGTAACCTAAAGATTTGGCATGAGAAACAAGCGATGATCTTTTGAGTGCCGTGTCAAGAAACAACTCGTTAGCAGTAAGGTTGTTGTAAATACCTTGATAGTGTGTGACGTATGAAAGAACATCCAGAAGGACTGATAGACCCGAACCCTCAAAATCATAGTCCAAGAATTGTTCTTGAGATTTCATAAAATTTTTAATGTTTTGACGAATCTCAAAATAGTCAAGTTGATTGACTGATAGTTCTTTTCTCTCCGTGGTCATTACCTAGTCCTCTCTAATGTAAACGAAAGAATCACAGGTTGCTGTGAATTTTTAAGCGTAAAACGAACCGTTACATTCACAGAGTTAGTATCATTGTTAGTTATTGCCTTAACCTCCAATGATTCGACACGGGGTTCGTTGTTAATTATTGATTTTGAAATTGCTTTTTCCATCTCAAATGATGTAAATGGTGTAATGCTTTCAAACAGTTGAGAGATGACATCACCACCAAAAAATGGTTGAAACTTTTTCTCCCCAAAATTGGTCAAAACAATATTACGAACAGATCGTTTCACAGCCTCCTCATTTTTGAGAGTGTTGATGTCTTTGGTGATAGGATTTAAGTCAAAATTTAAATCGATATCGCTGAATCTAACAGATTCTTTTTGGGAAGTTTCGACATCTCTGGTGGTATAGTACGCCATCCTATTATCTATCTGTTATAGATTGAGTAACCCCTTTAAGTCTGGATTTACGATATTTTGTAAAACTTTTTGGCTAAAACACGGATCTTCTGCCATTCCCAACACCGAGAACCCAAGACCTGTTTTTGCAAGATAGTCCAAAGCACCAGCCAAGGCTTCTTCATCACTTAGGCGAATTGCCCTCAATATTCCGCTAATTCGATCAACGCTCTCTGAAATGCTCAACAGATTATCAATCGTTTCGGCATCTGCGATACCGGCGGCTTGTGCATTCACTAAGGCATTAGTAAAATCACCAGTTAAGAGTCCCTTGATGATTTCAAAATTTGTAGTCCCCGGTCCTAATACACTACTAAAGAAAGGTGTGTAATAATCAACAAGATCCTCACCAATCGTCCCACCCTCAATTGAGTTTTTAAAATTATTGAAGGTTCTCGCAATAGATTGAATGCCTTGAAGACCTTGAATGTTTTGCGGGTTTGCGTCAACACCCGCCAGTCTATCGGCATGAAAAGCCATGTTTGTCAATTCTTCACTAGCACCCGATAAAATTTCTTGAATACGCTCTAACTTATCCCCATCGGGATCAGCATTCGGACCAAGCGATAGACTACCCACTTCGTCAATCAAACCTCCAATAGTCTCTGTGGCAAGATTATTGATACCCTCAAGTGGACTTCTTAAAAACTCACCACTAATTACTTTTTGTAAAATTTCATTTTGTTGTGGGGTGAGCGGCAATGTTGGCAACTCGCAACCACTTGTGTTCACCAATTGTGGATCAAACAATGACATATTATCCTCCTGCGAATACGTTTGGTGAGCCTGTTGATGTAGAGTGACCACATGAACAAGCATCGGAAAATCTATGGACTGGCTGACCTTCAGCGAATACCGTACCGGAAGCACCCACCGTCACCGGCGCACAGTGAGGACAATCACCATGACCAGCGACAGGATTGTAAATTTGTGCTGTTGGTAATCCATTCGTCAGGACTGTGCTTGCCCCGGCAAAAATTGGACCACCACAAACATCACCATATCTCGCTACACACAGAGACATCAGACCTCCACCCAATATTTAGCCTTGCCATCTGCAAGATAGGCAAAGTATTTACCTTTACCAGAGTTAAACCATAAATCACCGACCTCTGGTCGAGTCGGTGGATTGATTGAAACAGTTTTGATGGATGTACCAATTAGTGCTGCGGGTCTATTGTCTAGACTGGCAGCAACATACGTTGGAATATTACGAATAATGAGCGGAGCGACACGTTTGACTGTGTTGTAGAATGACTCAAGTTCTGAGTTAATCCTGTCCTTGTCATTTTGAGAAAGACCGGATCTACTCACTTGCATCGGTTGTTTGAATGGTCGAGTATTTGCGTTCAAATCATATATCGCTCTGAGCGAGGCAACCTTTTCTTTTGTAAGGTCGGGATGAAATTGTAAAATTTCAAGATCAGTCAGAGGTCTTTTGATATTGTGTCCGCCCTCCGTAATCATTTCAACAAAATGATATCTCGCTGAAGGTGCTTTGCCACGCCACGAATCAAACGCTGCTGCGTACTCAGGCTCCTCTTGATATTCAAAAATTCTAAAGCCAGATGATTTTAAAAAGTTATAAAACTCATCGTCGCTTTGATTTGTAGTGATTGTTTGTGTGTATTGCGACATGACTACCTCAGTTTAAATTAATTTGTGAACCCTGCACGTTCACCTGCGACTCTGCAATTATATCAATCTTACCATCGACTCTTAATTTATAGTCTCCGTCAACGTGAGTGTCCATGTCGCCATCGACCTCTAAGTTTACACTACCATTTACAAGAATGTTTACGTCACCTGCCACCTGTGCGTTGGTGTCTTTTGTAATATGAATATTGTTCTCACCAAGAATCGCTGTGTAGTTGTCGCTCACGACTTTGACAACGCGAGAACCATCGGGGTAAATTTCTTCAAAGGTTCCTGCTTTGTGATAAATGTGAATTCTCTCTGCACCCTCTGTATCATCAAATTCTTGAACGTGACCAGACTCCGTAAATTTTACATGGTTAAATGGATACTTCGCGGCAAATTTTGTTTCAGGCTCTTTAATGTCTTTTAGAGATCCTGCTCCTGCGGGGGCTTGCATTTCATCAAGAGAATTTTTTCTTTCTGATATGACCGTATTATCCTCTTCGCCCATTGCGAGTCTGTTTGTGTCAGGTTCCTCGACTAGACTCGCTCCAAGTATTTCACCTTCTTCTGTCAGTGGATATTTTTTATTCCC